TAAACTTAGTTTGCTAGAAGTCGTAGTGACATTATAATTATACCCCGGATTAAATGTGTCTATACGTATTAAAATGTCGTCGCCATTCGAAACACTAATGTTCCCAACGATAAGCTCGTAACTAGTACCGTTGTAGTAAGATAATTGAATGTCTGCATCTTGTTGTAAGGTAAATATAATCTCCTTAGATACATTTGTAGTTAAATTAGTCACTGTTAATGTGACATTTTCTTGGTTGGGTGCAATAGATGGTGAGTTGTATTGAATAATACCCAAATCGGTATTTAAGTTTGCACTCCCATTACTTACCACTACCGAGTATTCATTAAAGCTATTGTAATTGTTAATAGTAAAAACATATTGGTTACTAGATGTAACTTGTTCTGGGCCTGACATGGAAATGCTAGGAACGGTACTACTAACACTAGATGGTGTCCATGAAAGGTCAACTGAAGTATTTTGTCCAGTTACCATTATACTTCTTTGTGCAGTGTTTACTTCTTCTACGGGAGGTATATCACTTATATCATAATCCCTAATGCCGCTAGACGACTTCAAAGTATCTAATTCAACCACGTTTATAATATTGTTTTCGTTATTAGAGTTCGTTAATATAGTGAGAGTTCCAGTCATAATATTGCTGGAATCACTTATAAACTCATTTTGCAACTGACTATATGAAACTCCATCTATAAACTCCGCGTATACAAAAGAATCTCCGATAGCGCTATCACTTAGACCCATTATCTGAGACGCGCTATGCCTATGGTTATTGCTTTCAGTTTCTGTTATTATTCGTTTACCATCAAGTGTTGTATTGTTTGGTAAGTTACTCATCTGTTATTATCCTATTAATTTCCCATGTATAATCTTCTTTTTCAACATATAACAATGTATATCCGTCATTGGCAAATAGCTTTACTTTGCTGTAATCATTAGTGTCTAATGTATAGTGCTTTATATTTCCGGTACTATAAGCGATTTTATTTAATACAAGTCTTTCGGTATTGTTACTTAAATAATAAACATGGTTTTTATCTAATGCACTGTATAAAGAATCTTCATGCCTTATAGCGATTAATATTTTTTTATCTTTTTTACTTATGACACATGTCATGTCTTCTGACCCAACAATTATGTTATTACCATGTATTCGCATTCTGGTTATGTTGTTTATAACCGGCACTGAATATTCTTCTACTAATCTACCAGTAAATGAATATTCATGTATTAATGATCGTTCGGTATCTAAAATGAATATCATATTACCAGTACTAAAATATACAGGCTTTCTTATATCTAGCGATAACTTATGTTCTAAGTTACCATTAAAAAATAGTGAGTTGTCATATATTCCATTATCATTATAGTAGCCACCATTCCCCATAAATGCCACTGAGTTTTTATATTTCACAATTACCGGTGAATTGTGATTATATTGGACATTCTTACTGTAGCTTGAATTTTTTCTTTGAATTGTCTGAACTTTAACGATTTCTTTTGAGGTTAAATTGGACTTGTATATATTATGTACGGAGCCATCCGCCGCACTAAAGTAAAAATCACTACCGTCTATTAAAACTTCTTCTATTGGATTAATTGCTTTTTCTTGATTTTTAAAAATATCTACGAACCAATTGTCTGAAGATAGGGTTTTCTTTTCTATCTGAGTTATAGGACTATCATATGAAAATATATATGAATTAACCTTATCTATAACAATAGGCTTGTTATAATCAAGAAATTTCTCTTGGCCGTATATAACATAATCTGCTGTATTTGTATTTTCAATTATGTGATTATTTTTCAAATCTATGGTACACTTTTTGAAATATATTATTTCCTTGTCGGGCGAGGGAATATAACCTGAAGCTGTGATTAAGTTGCTTTCAAATACGACACTAAAGACCCCCCCATTATACTGATACAACTTCCCATCAGAAATGATATATTGGTTGTTATTTGTAAAAATAGTTAGAAGATTATCCCCCAAATGGTAAGTATCTATGTATTTCCAACGGCCATTGATTAGACTATACAAATTGTTCGCCTCATCAAGGAATGATAATTTATCTTTATCTTTCAATAAACATAATACTCTTCCTGGTGTTGGTACTTCAGGAAGTCTTATAATATCTCTAGTATCCACATTGTAATAAAATATAGATTTTGATAAGTTATTGTTTGACACACCGCCATAAAAGAATACTTTCCCATCAATAACAACAGCCTTAATATTTTCGATAGGAAGAATGTAATCTCTTTGTAGTTTACTTTTTGCTACAGTATTCATATATACATTCATTATGGCGTCACCTCGATTGTAAACGGAATTGTGCTAGAATTTCTTGTTACACTAAGAATAATAGATGTTGTTTGTGACACCACAGGAGCGTTAACTGTGATAACGTCATTAGCAATACTTACTGAGCCAAGATCACTTACAGCACTATATGTTGAGTATTGATCATAGTCTGTTATTGTATAGCTCTCCGATCCACCAGAAACAATAGTTTTTGATCCCCTCAAGTTGATAGTATCGGCAGAACCGGTCGATGTAAAACTAAACCAGTTGGAATCTACATTTCCAGAAGAATCCGATAGAATCATTGAGTACGGCGTTGATTGCTCATTCATAGATACCCCATGTAAGTTGCACATTACAGGACGTTGGTTGACGGACAACACTTGTGATGAACTTCCGAATGATATACTTCCGATCAGAATTTTATAGTAGTCATGTTCTATATAGTCTGTTTCAACCTCAAGCTCAATATTACCGTTATTCAAAGACACGTACACATAACGCTTACTTGATGATGGTGGAGTAATACTTATAGATAAAGAATTAAAAGTATAGTAAGAACCACCTATCAGGATATCGCCTGAAGAAAAATTGATAGTGTTATTACTACTGTCATAAGTAAGAGTACAAGATGGACTAATACTCACAAATGGTATTGATGGTGAATTCAGAACGACGTTACTTTCAAAGTAGTCAAGCGTATATTTCCTACTCACAGCAGAAAGGTCGGTGCTTGGTTCATCAGTAACAGAAACGTTTCTTATTATAGTGTCCCCAGCTTTGTTGACAAAATTTTGAACCATGTCAGAATAATGCAGGCCGTTTAATGTGTCGGCATCAAAACCGCTTCCGGGTCCAGTTTCAACAGTTGCACCATCGCCTAGACCATCGATGTCTGAAATGTCATGTACATGTTGATTTTCGTCTGCTTCTGAAACAATAGCAAACCCACCTATAGTGGAGCCTTTTTTAAGATTTGACATAGTAATTTAATCCTTTTATTAGAGTATTTATAGACCACGCCATTGACGAATAGCGATTACGTGATAGTATCTTTATAACTAATAAAAACGATAAAAAGGGTTTTAAATGTCTAGAAAGTGTAAAATAATTTTCATTGATGAGGTTCGGGCTCAAGTAAAAGGTCTGGATCATATTACGACAGGTAAGTGTATTGATAAGCTTAAGTTTTTGGTTCCTTATCGTTTCCATATAGCGTCGTACCGTCTTGGTCGTTGGGATGGAAGTATTCGATTCTTTGATAAGAATGGCAAGACCTATATAAATCTGCTAGAAGACGTAGTGCCTATCATAGCAGCACAGGGTTATGAGTTTGAGTTTGAGGATCGACGTACCAATCCGTCCATTGAAGTTCCTAAGATTGATAAGGACATCTTTGCTGAGCATCTTTGGCCTGAAGGACATTTCATGGAAGGCCAACCTATTACTTTACGTGATGATCAAGTAGAGGCAGCAAACTACTTTGCTGATAACCGTCATGGGGTTCAGGTTTTGGCTACAGGTTTTGGTAAGTGTCTTAGTGGAGATACCTTAGTTGATGTTCAGCCATTGGGACGTGTGACCATGGAAAAGTTCTATGCAATGGCTTCTTCCGTTGGTACTCAGACTTCTGATGACGAATACAAGGTGACCGATGCCATGGATATGTACATAGCATGTCCAAGTGGTAAGACTAAAATTCTAGGCGTAACTAAGAAAAAATCCAAGCTGTATGAGTTTGTTATCGAAGGGGGGACAAAAGTTAGAGTATCACCTGAACATAAGTTTTTCTACAATAGTTTGCCTGTTAAAGCATCTACTATAGTTAAGTATGGCCTTATCGATACAAAGAATGGTATTCTTAGAATTGAGCGCCTAAGAATTATTGAAGAAGAACAAGATGTGTACGATATATGTGTGGAGTATCCAAATGCCTACTATGATGCGTCTGGTATCCTACATCACAATACGCTACTCACTGCCGCCGTTTGTAAAGTAATTGAACCGTTGGGTAGGTCATTGACTATCGTACCTTCACAGAGTCTTGTGGAGCAAACAGCAGATGACTTTAGATTGGTTGGTATGGATGTTGGTGTCTACTACAGCGATGAGAAAGACCCCGGTAGGACGCATACCATTACTACGTGGCAGTCTTTAAATGAAATCATTGAATCCAAAGATGCAGAAACATTCCATACAATGACAAATGGGGTTGTTGAAGTAATTGTTGATGAGTGTTTTTCTGGCGACACCAGAATACTAACTCCCGACGGTTACGTAAAAATTAAAGATATCAAGATTGGTGACACTGTAATTAACTATTCTGAAGAAACTGGAAAGTTTAAGCATGATGTTGTAGTTGATGTTTATGAAAATATGATTAGCTCATCGTCGGAAGATATGCTTGAGTTGACGATGGATGATGGTTCAATCCTAGAAGTAACTTCTAACCACAAGTTTTTAACGGATCAAGGTTGGGTACGTGCCGACCAACTTACTGAAGAAATGGAAATTATTTCCATAAATACACCCACTTTGATTTAGCTAGGTGTATTTATGAAATATGAAAAGCTAAAAGAAAAAATAAACAAAATGTCAGATAACTATGACCAAACTATTATGGTAGAAGAAATTTCTAGTGATATGGTTTTATTATCAAATGTATTATTAATAGATGCTGCAAAGAAATGGTGTCAATAACATTGATACACTTTTATAATAAAAGGTATACCTTCTGATTATAATGGATTTGATGATTTAACAAAAGATAAGATAGGAAAGTTTTATGAAGCTGGTGAAAAAAAGAATAATAGAAAAGCCTGAAAAAGTTTATAACCTACATATAGAATCCGACCACAATTACATTGCAGAAGGTGCAGTAGTATCCAATTGTCATCAAGCTAAGTCTAAAAGTCTTGATACGATTCTAGGTAAGTATCTCCCGCATGTACCTTTACGTCGTGGATTTACAGGAACGATGCCAAAAGAGATATTTGATGCTAAAACTATAATTGCAAACGTGGGTCCGGTTATTAACAAAGTGACCGCAAAGCAGCTACAGGACAAGGGCATTCTTTCAAAGTGCCATGTACACTGTGTTGTCACTAAAGATAAAAAAGAATATACCTCTTATGATGCAGAAGCCAAATCTTTGAACACAGATAAAGATCGTCTTGATTTCATATCTGAGTTCATTCAGGAAGTTAACAAAAGCGGAAACACCCTAGTCCTTGTTAATAAGGTAGCAGCAGGTGAGTTACTTAATGACATGATACCGGGATCAACGTTTGTTTATGGTAAGACCAAAGTTAAAGAAAGAAAGAATACTTATAAGAGTGTTCAGACTTCTAATAACAAAGTTATTATTGCTACATATCAAGTAGCCGCTGTTGGTATTAACATACCTCGAATATTTAATCTTGTTATGATTGAAGCTGGCAAATCATTTGTTAGGGTAATACAAACAATTGGTCGTGGTATAAGGGTTGCCAAAGACAAAGATTTTGTTAATATATGGGATATATCGTCAGAATCCAAGTTTAGTAAAAAACATTTAAAGACACGTATTGATTATTATGAGGAATCTGAATATCCCTACGATAAGTTCTCTGGAACATATAGAGATATTATCGAAGCTATTGCTGAATATGATGAAGAGGATGGGGGCAATGAGTAAAAAGAAAGAACAATATGATAAGGACTTCAAATATGTTCCTCCTGAAAAGCAGGATAAAACTAAAGAAGAACTTAAAGAGCAATATAATAAATTAAGAGATAGTGTACATAGACTAGATGGAAACATGAAAGCTATGCACACCGACAATAGAACATTACGAAAGCATGTTACAGAGCAGCAGCGCCTTATGAAATCTATGAACGACAGAATAACATCACACCATAGAGAAATAATGCGCCTTAATCGAATAATCGACATGATACTTAAGAACGATGAAGACGACTTTAAAGGTAAGAATCGATGAACATATTAACAGTTGAAAAGAATATTTTAGACTTAAGTACACTTGAAGATGACATACCTGAGACACAATTTACTGTAGTAGACTTGGGTTCAGATGCCAAAAGCTATGATGGTGCTGATATAATTTTCCCAAGGCTGGTATATGTAGAAGACTACAGCGGTCCAGCAATTGAGTGTGATGTACTTGGTCATTCAGTTATTCTACCTTTGGCTTGGAATATCTTTATTGGTGAAGAAGATATCTCTGAGGTAGAGCCAATACCAATGACAGCGTTAAATGCGCGAGACTTTTCAGTTATCATCACCAATCCGATTGATGGCTTTCGACATTACTTTACGACCATTAAAGTTAAAACGGTATATACTGACTATGATTGGGTATTACCAAAGATTAAAAATGGTCAAGCATTGGCTATACCTCTGAGTGATGATAATGAGAATCCATTGTGTTTATACATAACACATTCTACATCCAAGATACCGAGTGTGTTATCAGCAAACGACTTTATGTAAGGTAAGATATGGCTAGTAAAAGATTAGATATTAAAGAAGTACTAAAGAATATCGATGCAAATAATAAGGATTGGTTGTCGAATTTGCCTGAAGAAGATTTTCAGGCATTCGATCCATTCATTGTGATGCAGTTTCTAAGCAGTACAAACAATAGAGCAACTCACGAAGAAGCTTTACTTACTGTTAATGAAGTGCTGAATAAAGATTTCACAACTCTTTATAACGACAAAGATTTGTTTTATAGACTCTGTTGCGTATGTCGAGGAAATGGTAAGACGTTTAGACCATTCGTGAAGCCACCAAAGACTAAGAAGTCAACAACGCTTCTACAGAAGCTTATTCTTGAATATTCGGATGAAAATATGTCTGAGTTAGAGTGTAAGTTGTTCATACAAAAAAATAAAATGTATGGCGAGGATTTTTGGGTTGATCTGGCCGAAAGCTACGGGTGGAGCGAATCTGATGTGGAAAAATTACTCAAAGAGGTTAAACAGATAATATAATTTATTAGACTTCCATGGTAACTACATATACCAACAAAATTTCTATTTAATCACCACTGTTTCACGGAGAAGTTCTATGTCTAAGTCAATCAATAATTATAGCATTAGGGGTAAGCGTTCCAAAAATTTGTATAAGTGTGACTTATGTAAAAAGAATTTTAAAACCGAAGGCGGCTTGCTTTTCCATAAGTGTGAAAACAAAATAAGGCTAAACAGTAAAGAAGAATTGTTTTCTCGTATTGCTTTTATTGCTTATATAAAGTTTTATGAAACCTTACAATGCAATAAGCAACGTAAGAAACCTATCAGGTTTGAAGACTTTATTACAAGCAGGTATTACAATGGCTTTATTAAATTTGGACACTATGTGGCGGATATGAAAATGCTTGAACCAGAAAAGTACATCGACTTCCTAATTAAAAATAATGTTCCACTAGATAAGTGGACTAAAGATAGCATATATGAAATATACATATCACAAAAGGTAAAAGCCGAGAAACCAGATTATGCTATCGAGAAATCCCTTCACACAATGCAGAAGTGGGCGGATGAACATAAAGAGTCTTGGGATATGTACTTTGAAAAAGCCGGTCAGATGCGTATTGTATCCAATCTAAGGACAGGTAAAATAAGCCCTTGGCTTGTATATAATACCAAATCAGGAAAGCGATTCTTGGCCAGCCTCACCGATAAAGACGTGGATTGTGTGTATAAGATAATTGATCCTGAATATTGGCAAAGCGCATTTAAGAAGCATAGTGAAGAAACTAAAGCTATAACCTCTGTACTTAAATCTGCTGGCCTTTAAAATTATATGTACGCTTAATATTGACGAATAGCGTATCCATGATACACTATTTTTATTTGGAGGTTGTAATGAATTTTGAGGAATTTAAAACGTTGTTTAAAGACAACCATAAAGAGATTGTAAACACTATTATGGGATTTCTTGAAATAGATGATGAAGAGTTGTTAAATCACATGATTCAACGAACCTATATAGCATTTGCAGGCGGTTATGCTAGAAGGCTATATATGGTTCAAAATGATATTGAAATGACACCAGAAGACATGGAGGCTTATTTCACGTCCGACTTAGATTTCTTTTCTATATCCTCATCTTTTCAAGAAAAGAAAAAACCATCCAATGATGATGATTATTTTTTATCATCAAGAAATAGAACTTCATGCTTTGTTGATGAGATTGATGAGTTTAAGCTACATATCTATGCATCGAATATGCAAAATAACTCAATTAGCCTTGAATTTAAACCGCTAAAGAATAAGCTGAAATCTTTGGGTATACCAAACTATGAAAGGCCATTTGCTTTTTATAAAGGCGATCAGATCATGGTTTCTGACTTTGGAAAGAACAATATCTTTTCGATACGTAAGGTACATAATGTCGGTAAGAAAATCCCTCACGTTCAATATATTAATGTGTCTAAGAAGAAGCTAGTTCAGTCTACTGAATCCATACAAACAAAATCAGAGAAAATGAAGTATGTACACAAGATGGTTAGTACATTCGATCTGTCTCAAACTAAATTCTTTTTTGAATATATGTCAGATGATGTTGATAAGTGTGTAGTCAACTCAGACTATGCCAATACAACAAACATATATCACTGTGATATAAGTGAGCAGGCGTTTAACAATGTGAATCAGTTCAACCGAATACTGAAATACGCACAAATTGGTATGCAGTTCAAAGAAGAAGATATTAAGAAACTTATGGGTGATGAGGTAGTAAACCTGAATGGTAACATTATAGAAGGGGGATATTACTAATGTATAAGAGCATTGATGTTAATAAAGTACTACAGAAGCTTTACACACGTGAACGGCGTGAAGATGATCTATTATCAACCTTCACTAAGGTCGCCAACCTGATAAAACTAAAAGCCCCTGATTCATATACAAACATGAAGGTTTATAGCACCAGCGGATATCGGTGTTACGCAATACAAACAAGGGTTGCACGGTTCTCATATAATGCTATTATGCTCAATAATAAGAATACTATTGAAGGGTATATAAAGCGTAACAAAATAAACATTGATGAGGACCGTTACCTAGTGTGTATACCTGACACTTTCGCAAACTTTGTTCTATGTGAGAAGTACAAGAATATCGAAACCTATTATACAAAGCTGTTCCTCCATGAAAATAAATTGGACGCAGATCATATTTTAGGGGATTGTGAGAAGACATATATATTTCTGCACACACTTAAACAGTGTGGTATAACTGGCACAGTATATTTATATAATGTCGATAAATGTTGGTCTGTTCCAGTGCTGTCTAACGTTGATGAAAAAATTTACGGTTTGGGTAAGAGTGTCTATACGCCAAACACTAAAGATAAGGTTGAATGTATTGATATGCGCTCAACCAAGATACTAGAGCGTAAGGATATATTAAACGCTCAATCCAAGAATGAATTTGGTACAATGGATGTTTTACATCTATCTCATGCTCTTAAAAATATTGACGTCATTAGCTTTTTGAAAGGAATTCACGATAAGTATGTATTCATGGGCGATCCTTCTAGGAACAGTGATAAGACGTTGGAGAACATCAAATCTGCAATTTTAGGAGCCATGTATGATAAATGATACTGATATAGATATTGATATGGCTGATAGGGGAAAGCTACTTGAAGTGGTTGATCATGTTGATGCTTCTATGATTGGCAATGGGGTTATTAAAAAACACAATGTTGGTGTATATTTCCAAGATGTGCCGAAGTTTATGAATACAAATATGTGTTCAATAGACTATAAGGAAGCTGGTAAGTACGGTTTCTTTAAGATAGACGTACTAAACAACTCAGTTTACGAAGATATTGATACCGAAGAGCAGCTTGATTACCTAATGAACTTAGAGGTAGACTGGAGTCTGTTAGAAGAAGAGGAAGTGGTAAAGGACCTACCGCATTTATCTAACCACTACCACCTTGTTAATAGGGTTAAGCCAAGGTCTGTAAAGCAACTTGCTGATGTTCTGGCGTTGATGCGACCGGCGAAGAAAGGACTTCTTGATTTGTATCTTACCGACATAGAGGAAGCTAGGAAAACATTGTATACCAAACCAACGAACGGCGAGTTCTATTTTAAATACAGCCATGCTATTGCATACGCAGTATCAATAACAATAAGAATGAACTATATCAAATATGTTTTAAGAGCTTAGTATACGTTCAATGTCCTATTCTTTTTGTTTGTTTTAGTTGCATCAAGTATTGTTTGTAACGATGCTACATGTCCAGAAACTACATCTGATGTTTTAGCTGGCAAGTGGGTTACGTACTTCATAAACAGTTCTGTCTCATTCGAATAAAATAAATTGAGCGGGATAGACCTGTTCGAGTACCACCACCATCGTTCTGATAAATTGATCAAAGCGACAAATTCTTTTTTGTCTCTTATCTTCCCAATATCAATAAACGATATGCTGAGCTTGTCATAGTTTAAAATAATACCGTGATAAATATCATTATTAGACCGAATTTCAGATATAAACGGAAATGTATTTTTTATCTTTGCTATATCAAAAAGCATTTCAACTCCAAGGATAAATATTAAATGATTCACATATATAAATATTCGCGAACCGTACCTATATTTAGGAACGTCTCATACGAAGGATTAGAGAATACAAGTACCATGTTTAATGACACTATAACCCTACATCGCAACCTAGATAACGTTCTCAATTTCAAACTTACTGATCGTGATAGACGTTCTATAGACATCGAAAACAAAAATATATGTGTTAAAATTGTTGACGATAAAACTACATTAGTCGTTGATACCTTTTATTTATCCCCCACGAATAATGCTAAAGTATTCAGCGTTGTTCTGCCTAAAACCTTTATTAACCGGCTTTTACCAAGACGTGGCTATGGGTTTTTCGTGTCATTGGTTGATGCTGAAGGTAAAGAAGAACCGTTGTATATAGATCATGATTTTATGATGAAAGGTGAACTTGAAGTAGTAGACAACTATTCGGAAATAGTGAGTGAGAAAATGAATGAATCATATAGTATCCGTTTAGATTCTCATGAAGACGAAGTTGATGGTGAGTATGTATTAGACTCGGTTATCGACGTTGATGAGAACTTTAGAATGGTTGAGTTTAAAACATATGACGATCAAGTATCTGACCCTATCAAAGTCAAGATTCAAAAACATCGTGGTAAATATTATCCTATTCGCCCAGAAGATAGTTCGCAGTGGGAAGACTTTATTGAGGTGAATAACATCCACAATCATATATGGAGTCACCACGAGCTACCAGAAGGAAAGTATAGGGCGGTTCTTATTACCGAGACACCTGAAAAGTATTTCTTTGTATATAGTAAAATTAATCGCCTATAGACTGTATTGACATTATAGGGTTCCATGTTAACTTCTTATAGAGGTTAAGTTATGGAAATATTGAAACAAACATTATTGAACTATATCCCTTCTAACTCAAGATCGACCGGGAAATGCATATCCTTTAACTGTCCTTGTTGTGTATATATGGGAGAGTCACGACCGGACACAAAAGGTCGTGGTGGTCTTTTCATCGAATATGACACCATTGGATACAACTGCTTCAACTGTCGATTCAAGTTCAGACAAGAAAAAGGACAGCGCTTAGGCTTTAAAATAAAGAAGTTTATGGAGCTTTTAGGAGTCCCATCGTCTGATATAAACAAAGCGCAGCTAGAAAGCCTGAAGAGTAGCAATGTCGCTTATAATTTATTGGGACTTGATGTTAGTACTAAATCTAAGCCAAAACTGGACTTAGACTTTAAGAAAGTTGAACTTCCATCTGGTACAAAGCTCATACATGATGAAATATTAAAAAATGATAGTAAAGACTTAGTAGATGTTTATAACTATGCAGTTGACCGTGGCGTAGAAAATCATCCTTATATTATGTGGTCACCATCAAAAGACAATAAGCTTAACAGAAGACTTATTATACCCTTTATGCATGATGGTGATATTGTTGGCTATACGGCCAGGATGATTGATAAGTGTAAGAAAGAAGACCGCTATATAACACGTAGTCCAAATAGTTCCAAGTATGTGTTTAATATAGACAGCATATTTAAACAAAGAAAATACTTATTAGTTAATGAATCACCAATCGATTCACTTCTATATGATGGTGTTGCCACAATGAATTTTGAGCCAACATATCATCAAGTTCAATTAATTAATCAGTTTAAAGGGACTGTAATTGTAATACCAGATTTTGGGTCTGGTGGTATGAAAATGATAGATACCGCTGTTAGAAACAATTGGTCTGTCTTCTTCCCAAATTGGAATGATAATTTTGATTTAGGTGAAGCAACACAAATGTACGGTAAGTTATTTGTTGTTGATAGAATAATCTCAGAAAAGATTGACAACCCCGTCAAGATCGAGGTTATGAAAAGAATTTTTAAGGAGAAGTATACCTAATGTATGATTTAGAAATGCAAAAGCTATATCTTGGTGTGTTGCTATCGAATAGTGATATATTCACCCGAGTTAGAAGCGTTACCAAGACAGAACACTTTGATCCACGTATTAGAAAAGCTGTGAATGAAATAATTGAGTATAGCGATAAGTATAGTGGCCTTCCTGACCCTGAATACTTAAAATCAAAAACGGGGATAGAAATCAAAGTTCCTTCTAAAACAGACTTTGCTATTGAGAAGTGGTTTATGGAGGAATACCCAAAGTTTTGTCTACATAAAGCATTGGAGAATGCGGTAGTTAAAAGCTCTGAATATCTTGTTACAGAAGACTATGGTGCTATTGAAAACCTCATTAAAGACGCAATGCAAACTAGGCTTATTGAAGATTATGGCTTGCCGTATCATGAAAATGTTAAGCAACGTCTACAAAACATTCTGGACCGAAGCGGTAATATAACTACTTGCTTTGACGCACTAGACCGTGTTGTGGGGAAGTTGAACTATGGTGATCTGGTTATCTATGCTGGTGGTTCTGGTACTGGTAAGTCCCTTATGCTACAAAACAACTGCATTGATCACTGGAAGCTAGGTAGAAATGTTCTGTATATCACCCTAGAGCTTCACCCTGAGCTTTGTGCAAGGCGTATGGATGCCATGTACCTAGAGAAGACGACAAGCAGTTTATATGACAACCTAGATTCAGTTGATATGGCTATTAGAAAGGCTGGTGAGAAATATGGTGGACATATGAACATTAAATTCATGCCAAGTGGTACGCCTACAACTGAGATTAAAGCATATATCAAAGATTATATTCAAACCAAAGGGATAAAGCCCGATGTAATCGCTATTGATTATTTGGACTTATTATCACCTGCACAGAAAGTGTCTGTTGGTGATACCTTTGGAAAAGATAAAGCAGTAAGTGAAGAGCTTCGTAACATGATGCAGGAATTTAATATTCTTTGCTTGACGGCTTCTCAGCTTAACCGTACCGCTGTAGGTAATGATGATCTTGACCATAGTCACATTGCGGGTGGTATCTCAAAGATCAATACCGCAGACTTGGTGTTGGGTATTATTGTTACAGATGCCATGCGTGAAAAAGGTGCTTATGAGTTACAAATTTTGAAAACACGTAATAGTGGTG